AGCTATGAAAAGACCAGAAGTTGCAAATAGAGTTGTACCCCTTAAACAGGAATATGAATTCCAGTTTGAACTAGCAGCAGGTGAAGACACAGAAAGTGCGTCTGCTAGATTTGTACCTTATGACACATTTTACGGAGCTTAATTATGTCTAAAGTTAAAGTTAAAGATGGAAAGATAATTGAAGAAGAAACTAATTTTTTGGGTGGCAAAAAAAAATTTAAAACAACCACAAATCCTAAGGCTACAAACAAAACCACAAAACAATACAGAAATGAGTTAATTAAAAAGCGTGGAGAAAGATTAAAGTCAGACGCTAAAAAACAAGGCATATCTGTTGAAGAATTAAAGAAAAAAAGATCAGATACTTATTCTACAGTTTTATCTCCTTTAACTATGCTTCCTATTGGCAGAGCTTTAAACCTTGCAGGAAAAACAGGTTCTAAAATTAGTAAATTTTTAAAAGGTAGTGATAAAACAAAAAAAGTTACAAAAACTACTAACAATAAAAAATTATCAAAAACGACATCTAATAAAACCACTAAAAATAATAGAAAAAATACTACAAAAACACCAACATCAACAGGAACAAGAAAACCTGTTCAAGGTCCTTTTCCTAAAGTTTATAATAGACCGGCTGGTCCAAAGCCAAAAACATCTACAACAATTAAAAATTTTGTAAAAAGAAATAAAAAGCCTATTGGTCTAGGTTTGGGAGCTACGGCTATTGGATCAACTCTTCTTTCAGGAGGAAAGACAAAAGGTCAAGATAAAAAAATTGAAACACCTACAAAAAAACCAAATATTAACAAAACAAAAAAGTTTGCTACACCTAATGTTAAAAAAGAGACGCTTAAGAAAATGGGTCCAACAAAAGACTACACAGGTAAGTTTGTTAATGAAAAGGGTGAGGTTGCTTACGATAGCATAGGTGATTTTTTTAAAAATATAACTGGCACAGCTAAGAAAAGAGCTAGACCAGAAAACAGAAAAAGAATTCAATCCGAAACTAGAGGGGCAACAAAAGGTATAGGATTTTCTGGCAAGTCCGTAGGCAACCCTTTTAAATTCAATATAGGTGGCTCTTTAAAGCCTGTTCCTACAGAAAACAAAGGATTGGGTAAATTACCGCAGCCTGTTCGTAATAAAATGGGTTATATGAAAAAGGGCGGTGTTGTTAAAATGCGTGGTGGCGGTATAGCAAGAAAAGGTATGAATTTTAATAGAGGCTATTAATTGTCGCAACTGATATGCAACCTGCCTGCAATTCATGTTTGGGTTCGCAAAGAATACTTGAGAAACCATCAAGATGGTCATGGAGAATTTGTAAAGGGTGTATGGATATCTTGTAAATCTATGCCGGGTAGAGCTTTTTATTTTGAAACATACCTACCCGATTATGGGGCAATGTTTGATAAACTGCCAATAAGTGCGTTTACATCGATAGAAAAAACACCACAGCCAGATTTAAATTTGCCTAACTTACAATTTTGGAATTGTATGGATTACGGCGTTGTTGCCATAGAAAAACAGTTTATTGCTTCTATGGTATTTGAGGTACTTACAAGAGACGAAGGCTCTTTCAAAGGAAAGTATATAGCAACTATAGACAATTATCATTCAGATATTAATTCCATAGATTATAGCACAGCAGAAACTCCTGCAGAACATAAGTCGCATAACCTTATAGAACTTGAAAACGGACAGTTTGGTTTATATCCAAATAATAGAATGAGGATATATGATAATAGTTTAACGCCAGACAAGCCCTTGATGCCTGACTTCAAAGTGAGTACAATAGAATACGAAGTAGAAAATACAGATAATTTATCAAGATATGGCGATAGCGATGATTATTATTATAAAAGCAAGGATGAAAAATAATGGCATATAGCAGTGGTAAGTATGCTTATGGCATTTGTGACAGAACTGGATTTAGATATCCTATAAAAGACCTTGTATTTGAGGTCGAGAACGGCGTTAGAACGGGTCTGAGGGTAGGCTATGACGTTGCTGATAAAGATCACCCACAAAACTTTTTAGGTAGGCTTAAAATCGATGATACGCAGAGTTTGTTAGATGCAAGACCTGACAGATCAGAGCCTGCCACAGAAAGATTATTGCTTGTTGATCCATTCACAACAGCCGCAGAGGATTCCGGCACAACAGAAATAACTGTTACAGAGAAGAGTCACGGCAGATCAACATCGGATAGAGTTAGATTTAGAAATGCAGTTGGATTTGATGGAATTTCAAAGGCTATCTTTGAATTAGCTGAAGGATATGTTATAACTAAATTAACAGATGATACATATAAATTTACTGTTTCTGCATCATCTACAACAGGTTCTGTATCTGGTGGTGGCGTTTTTGTTACTGTTGGCCCAGTTACATTGGAGGCTTAAATGAGTTTTACATTTGCACAAATGAAAACAGCCATACAAGATTTTACAGATAATTCTGAAACATTATTTGTTTCTCATTTATCAGATTTTATAAAATCATCTGAAGAAAGAATATTTAAATCAGTAGATTTAGATATATTTAGAAAAAACGTAACATCAGCAGTTAGTTTAAATGATAAGTATTTAAGCGTTCCCACAGATTATCTTTCCTCTTTTTCCCTTCAAATAACAACAGCAGGTAGTGAATCATTCCTTTTACAAAAAGATGTTAACTTTTTGCAAGAAGCATATGGTGGTTCTGCTTCTACTGGTCTTCCAAGATATTACGCAACATTTGATATATCTAACTTTATTGTAGCACCTACACCAGATGCAAATTACACTGTAGAGTTACATTATTATTATAGACCAGACAGCTTAACAGCTGGTGCTGATGGTGGTACTACATGGTTAAGCACTAATGCACCTTATGCATTATTGTATGGAGCTTTAGTAGATGCATATATATTTATGAAAGGCGAAAATGATTTGATTCAACAATATGAAAAAAGATTCATGGATCAAGTAACAAGATTAAAAGATTATGGGGAAGCTAGAGAGAATAGTGACGCATATATAGACGGCTTACCAAGAAGCCCTAGAACTTAGGAGAAGTAAATGGCAACATCAAATGCAGCAACCAATTATCTAGAGAGAAGAATATTACATTATATATTCAAGAATAACTCTCTTAGCTTTTCTAGTCCGGGAGACAGTATTTATGTAGGATTAGCAACAGCCGTATCTGCCGCAGAAACTGGATCATTAACAGAAGCGACATTTACAAACTATGTAAGAAGACAAGTAACAGCTGCAAACTGGACTACAATAGGTGATGATTCAACAGATACTCAAACAGCAACTAACTCTGCAAATATTGAGTATCCAGCTTCTGGCGGCACAACAGAAACAATAACACATGTATTTGTAGCAGATGCTTTGACAAGTGGTAACATATTATTTGTAGGAGCTTTGGATGCCAATAAAACCATAGCAGATGGTGATATATTTAGAATTAATGCAGGGAATCTTACTATAGAGTTAAAATAATGGCATTAGTAATATCAGACAGAGTAAAAGAAACAACCACCACAAGTGGAACGGGAACCTATACTTTAGGTGGTGCCGTTACTGGTTTTGAGACTTTTACTGCCAATCTTAGTGATGGAGATACAACATATTATGCTTGTGCAGACAACACAGATTTTGAGGTTGGTCTTGGGACTTTTACTACTTCTGGTACCACATTAGCAAGAACAACAATACTAGCCAGTTCTAATTCTGGTAGTGCTGTGAATTGGGCGGCAGGTACAAGAACAGTTTTCTGTACATTACCAGCTGCTAAGACAGTGTTCTTAGATGCGAGTGGTAATACAAGTGTTAGTGGTTCTATTACAGCAGACAGCTTTATAATTGGAAATGCTAACATAAATGAAAATGATCTTGAGTCTATAGATGATGTTACTGCTGGTACTGTTTCTGCGTCAAAAGCTGCCGTAGTAGATATAAATAAAGATATAACTGGTTTTAGAAATGTAACTTTAACTGGTGAGCTTGATGCTGCAACTTTAGATATATCTGGAGATGCAGATATAGATGGTACATTAGAAGCAGATGCCATGACTTTAAATGGTACACCAATAACTACAACAGCCACTTTATCAACTGGTATATCTAATGGTAATGTTTTGGTAGCAGATTCTACTGTAGCAGATAATGATTTTTTAAGAATAAATGGCACAAGTGTAGAGGGTCGCAGTGCTAGTGAGGTATTGAATGATATAGGTGCAACAACATTAACAGAAGCATCTGATGAAGCAACTGCAC